GTTTTGCCTTGATGCTATGTTCTAGCAATGCCTGTCGTAATTTGTCTGAACCGCCAACTCTAACATTAATAATACCGTTGTAATAATCATCTCTCTCTAATACACGGCGGTCAAACTGTTCTCGTGCCTCTATGTAGGACATTTCGCCCCTACCTTTACATAGGTATAGTATTTCTCTTGTGAAGTTTTCTGGGCCTAGTGCTTCAACATCTGCGTTTAGTCTATCAGATGAACCCCAATAGTCCTTCCAATCGCTTTCTTTGTAGCCTCTACGTTTATTTTTCTTGCCTTTGAGAGGTGGCTTAGTGGTTTTAAATTTTGCTAGTTTCTTGCCTACGTATTTTTGCCCAGTGGTTAGATTGGTTATGAGATATACAAAGCCTTCATACTCGTCTGGTATTTGATCTATTACTTTGCCTTCATAAGTCCACTGCATGAACTTACTTATTATGTGCCTTTTTTCTCTGCCTCTTTCTTGGCGGCATAGTCGTTATGAATTTCATCCATGCGCTCCTTCGCCAATTTTCGAATCTCACGCAACCAACGTCTGCTAGACTGATGTGTTCTATGACTCTTTCTTGATTCGTATGCCTCGTTAGCCTTAAAATACTCCATATAGGCTTTTGTCAGCTTATCGTGTATATCGTCATCAATCATAATATACTGCTCTTAATTTAATAGGATTGTCTCCGCTTGCATATCCTGCAATTTTTGTAGTACAATCTCCACTGATGCCTTTTAGTAATGATCTTTCTAATTTTGCTTGCCTATATGTTAAATCGTGATTAATTTCTTTAACAATATTGCTTTCCTTACTTCCTTTACGTGTCTGTAATGCAATAATACCTTGTCCTATTGCCGGAGTACAATGGTGTATAGGAAGTTTAATTCGACCTCTGTCTATTCCTAATGTTTCTAATCCGGCTTCTGCTAATACTATAGCATCGTAATCGCCATTGTCAAGTTTTTTTAATCTTGTTTCAATATTTCCACGAATGGGTTTAATTTTTACATTTAAATTAGCATACAATTTTTCTAATTGAGCTTTGCGTCTTGGACTACTTGTTCCTAATACAAATCCGTCAAAGACTTTACCTATTAATACATCATAAGGACTATTCCTTTTTAGAACAGCACTAATTTCTAAGTTAGGATTTTCAATATCACCTGGAATATCTTTTAAGCTGTGTACAGCAATATCAATATTTCCGTTTAACAATTCTTCTTCAAGTTTAGAACAAAATACACCTTTGCCTCCTATTTCGTGTATAGGAGTGTCTGGATTTAAATCGCCTGTAGTTTTAACAACAACGATATCAGTGTCGCAAGAAAGTTTACTGCACACACGCTCTGCATAGGCTAATGCTAATTTACTTCCTCTAACACCGACTTTTAACTTCATTCTATAACTTCTAAATCGTTTTCGTAACTTGTAAAGCCGTTTTCTTTTACAACTTTTAATATTGTATTAACACGACCTACTAATTCGTCTTTGTGCGAGATTAAGAAAATGTTCTTTTCACGTTCTCGTGCAATTTTCTTAAGAACACTTAATGCCCCTTCAACACCAGCAGTATCCATACCACTGTCAATTAACTCGTCAATAAACAACAAGTTGATATTTTGATACAGGCTTTCCCAAACATCACGGAATGCAAAACTTAAACCTAAAATAAGTCTGTTGCGCTCGCCTCGAGACAAGTTATCAAAGTCTAAGTCCTGTCCTAGTTGTGTAATTTCGACATTTAAATCATTTTGAAACACAACTTGATGCGGCAAACCCAACTTATCAAGATAATATGTAAGTCTGTTGTTTAGATATGCTAAGTTCTGTTCAATAATCTTTTTGCGAATAAAACTATCTTTGTTTGTAAGTAGTTTTAACAAGAATTCTTGATGATCTTTTAAATCTGTAAGTTCGTTTACACTATCCCAACTAATTTCTTGTATAGCAGTTGCCGTTAATTCATCAATCTGTGCTTGATATGGATCTTCTTCGTTCTTTTTAGATTCATATGCCTGTTTTAAACTGTCGACATTTTGTCTGTGTTCATATGCCTCTTTAGCAGTTTCGTAAAACGTTGAAGGCTTACCGTTAATATCGCCAATATCGGATAGTGCTTTCATTACTTCATCGAGTTTATCACCGACTTCAGTTCGATACGACATAGCATCTTGAAGTTCTTTAGTTTTACGGTCTAAAATCTCAGCCTTTTTGTCTGCGTGTAGTTCTTGTCCACATGTATAGCAAGTAGCATCATCTAAATCTGCAATATCCTTTTTTGCTTTTTCAAAAGATTTATCTGCACGTAATAGTGCAGAATCTAGTGTGCTTTTTTCTTTATTAAGAGCTGTAATTGCATTGTTAAGCTCAGTCCAGTTGGCTAGTTTTTCATGCAATTCTAGTTCTTTTTCAATATCTAAGTGTTCTAATTCGTCGATTGCTTCTTTTAATTTTATAGTATCAGTGCTACGCTTTGCAAGCCAGGCTTTTTGATTACTTTGTAGGCTTTCAATAGTAGTTTCAATCTTGCTGTTTGCAGTTTGAATAGCCTCAATCTTTAGTCTTTCCTGTGTAATGCTATCTTTAGTATTACGAATTTGTTCTTTTAAGTTTTCTGCCTTTTCAGATAGTATAGTAATACCTAATAGTTGTTCAATAATAGCACGTTGATCGTTTTGTCGCATTGCTAAGAATGGCTCTGAATATGTATTAAGTGCAACAATGTGTTTGAACATGTCATGTGACATTCCTAACAAATCATTCAAGTATTCTTGCGTTTTACGACTATCGCCTTGCGACTCATCTTCTACTTGTTCTTCATTATTAATATAGAACTTAAAGAAAGTAGGCGAACGACCTCGTTCAAGACGATACTGATTGCCGTCCTTTTCAAAGTCAAGGCTAACAACCATACCTTTTGAGTTTGTTTTATTAATAAGGTTATTTGCTCTAATGTTTGTAAGAGCTTTACCATACATTGCATAACTTAATGCATTAATAATTGTAGTTTTACCTGTACCGTTACGACTTCCACTGTCATCACCGCCTTGATCTAAGTTCTCACCAAGTACTAGAGTTAGCTTTTCTCTGTTGAAATCTACTGCTTGGGTTTGATTACCCACGCTCATGAAGTTCTTTACGGTTAAGTCTTTAATTTTAATCATTTATAGCTCGTTGTAAATATCTAATAGCAACTTCTTATTAAAGTTGTCACTGTCAATTGCGGTAATTTCCTTAGATACAATTTCGTCAACACTTTCAAATGTTGAAATATCTAAGTCTGTTGTGATTTCTTCAATTTGTTTCTGCGGTATAAGAGTAATTTCTCTACAACCGTGTTGCGAGATATATGTTTCTTTGATAAACTGCGCTTCTTCGTATGAAATAGGTAAGTCAATAGTAACTCGAAGATACATTTTAGGTTTGATAATATCTGCATTAGGATCTAATAACTTACTAAGGGTAGTTGTGCGATACTTAGGACAGTTCCACCAGTTGATGTATTCTGGCTCCTTGCCATTTTCTCTGTCTAGTATCATCATACCACGTTCGTCATCACCTGCATCTGCATAGTTGTGTGGGAAAGCATTGCCAATGTAATGGATTTTACCTTGCACTTGCCGTTTGTGGAAGTGTCCGCTGAATACGTAATCTTGATGTTTAAAATGTTGTGGACGCAAGTCGCCGTGATCTGGCATTTGCACCATAGCATTCATATAAAAACTAGGAAGCTCAAAATGCCCAAACATATATTTGGCTTTTATATTTTCTATCTTTTTCCACTCATCACCTACAAGCCAAGGAACAAGTGCAACATCTTCTTCTTCGTAGATTTCATCTACAAACGTAATGCCTTCGATGTGTTTACCAAAAATAGTTGAACTTACATCACGCTTGTCCTTGTAGTACAAATCGTGATTACCAACAAACATGTAGAATTTGTTAAAAGCCTTACCTAGTTTTTCTAAACTACGAATAGTTGCATCCATAGTTGTTAAGTTAAGACTGTTACGATTGTGATGCCAATCACCACAAAAAATACCGGTTTCACAACCGTGTTTTTTTGCTTGTTCGATAAACCAGTCTACAAACTCTTCACAATCGTCGTTGTGTACACGACTGTTGCCTTTTAGTCCAAAGTGTATGTCTGTAAAGACAGCCGCTTTTTTAAACAAAATATAAATCCTCTATTATTTTATAGTAGTATACGTTCTTTTAATACCAAAGTCAATCGTTTTTGGCAGCTTTCTCAGCGTTAATTTTGGCTGTTTCTCGTTTCATTGACGATTCCCACTCTGCATTATGCTGTCTAGTATAACTTGGATTCATATCGTTCATTTCTAAAATATCATCTCTTATGTTTTGATTACGTTTTTCTAAGTTAATAACGCGAACAAAACTATTAGTAACTGCCGCAGTATAATAAGCAAAAGGATTATTTGACTTGCTTTCGTCAAACTGTAGTCCTATCTGTGCAAGTTGAAGTATTGCTTGTCCTCGCATTTCGTCATTATAGGTATATCCTCTAACATTACCTCTTGTTGCATATCTTTCACAAAGTTTCATCCACATACGAGCAAGTTCATTTGTTGCCCGTGCATGACTTTGACTAAAATATCCGTTCTCCATGCCACCTACCCAGTGGCTTTTCCCTACACACACTAATTCGCCATCATCGTTGAATTTATAGTGCTGAAAGGGTGGAAAATTAAGTTTTACTTTAGTGTCTGCTACTGTTTTAGGATTTTTCTTTCTACCTGCTTCTTCTGGAATATGATCAAACGTCATAATACGAAAGATAAGTTCTTCTTTCTTCATTTTCTTGTAGTCAACTTCGCATTCTGCTTGCTTTACCTTCTCTCCAGCAGCCTTACGTGCTTCAAAGTCGGCTAGTGTTAGTCTTTTTGCTTTATTTCTTTTAGCTTCTGCAATGGTACGTATGTTAATTTTTTCGATATCGTCCAA